TGTAACCCTAGGCACAAATAGTTTAACTGCGGGAGTTGGTAGCTTTGCATCAAGTGGTAGTGGTGATAGTTTTACTATTAACCATTCAAGCGGTAGCGGCATTGCTTTAAATATTACCAAAGGCGGTAACGGCGAAGGTCTTTATATAAACAAAACAAGTGGTAGTGGTAACGCTGCAACTATTATAGGTACTTTAAATGCAACTACTTTAGTTAAGAATGGCGGTACCTCAAGTCAGTTTTTAAAAGCAGATGGATCGGTAGACTCAAGCACTTACTTAACTACAAGCGCAGCATCAAGTACTTACTTGCCTTTAGCGGGTGGAACTTTGACGGGTGCGCTAAGTGGTACAAGTGCTACCTTTAGTGGTAATATGGCTATTGGTGGAAGCACAATTACTGATGGTAATATGCTTAATGTTATTGGTAATCAATCAAGCGTTAATGTAGGTATTGTATTAAATAATACAAATACAACACACGCAAGAAGATACGCTTTAATTAATGTAAATGGAAACTTTAATATTTTTGATTATAATGCAAGTTCCGATAGGCTTTCAATATCTTCTACCGGTGCTGCTACATTTTCAAGTAGTGTAAGTGCAACAACTGCTTTATTAAATTCTACATCTAATCAACTTGTTTTACAAAATACTGCTGGTGGTAGTAATGCTGAAAAAGTTGGCTTATTTATGACTGATGGTGATACTTTTAAATTACTTTCTTTAAACGATAATAATACAACAAGAGTAGATAATATATTAGTTGCTAATGTTATAAGTGGTAACGTTGGAATCGGAACGAGTGCGCCTACTAATGCATTACATCTAGTTAATGCAAATCATTATCAATTTAAGATTCAAGATAATGATGCATCTATGTTATTTGGAGCAGATGATGGTATTATGATTGGTATTGAAATGGCAAATAGTGCCGGTGCAACTTGGTTTATAGGCCCTCATGATCCCGGTAGCAGCGGCATTCAAGATAGATTAACAATAGGTAGATTATCGGGTACTTGGTCATATCCGGCAAAATTTTCATCAGGTGGAAATTTAACTATTTTAGGAACATTAACACAAAACGCATCCGATATTAGATTAAAAGATAATATTGTAAATATACCTAATGCTCTTAATAAAATTTTATCTTTAAATGGTTTTATTTTTAATTGGAATGAATTAGCATCTAGTTTAGGGCCATACTCTACCGATATTAAACAAGTTGGTGTATCAGCACAAGAAATACAATTAGTTCTACCCGAGGCAGTATTTTTGGCACCTTTTGACGTTGATAGTTTTGATGATAATAAATCAAAAAGTGGGGAAACTTATTTAACAGTTCAATATGATAAAATAATACCATTGCTAATTGAGGGTATTAAAGAGCAACAAGCTTTAATAATTGAATTAACACAAAAAGTAAACGCATTAGAAAATAAATAATTATATTTGTAAAAACAAATTTTATGTTACAATTAAACGAGCAACACTTAGCAGACTTAAAGGCCTTCATTAACAAGATTCCTACCGAGTTTGGCCTACCTTTATTAACTTTCTTTGGTCAGCTTGAGCAAGAGCAAAAGCCTAAAGAAGAGCCTAAAAACGAAGACTAAAAATGACACAAGATAGCAGCCAAGCTTTAATCAATACCGGCGTATCAATGACCGCCGCGACTTTGTCAGTAACACAAGCGCAACCTTTTGTGACTTTAGTGGCCGGTTTGGTTGCTATCATTTCCGGTTTTATGGCGATCCGTTATTACTACAACGCCACTAAAAAAGTAAAAGATGAAATTCCTAAATAGTATTTACGGATCATGGCTTAAGCTTGCCCTTACGGCAATACTTACCATGGTCATAAGTAAGGGTAATATTTACGAGGTAACCTTAGAAGAGTGCATAAGCGCTGCGGTTATATCTATTTTACCTATTATCATTAACTGGTTAAATCCACACGATCCGCGCTATGGCACCAAAAAGTAAGCTTTTACTTATATACCTAGCAATCCTAGCATTGCTTATTTTAGCTGCGTGCAACCCATTACGTAAGGCCGAGCGCTTAGTTTTAAATAATAGAGACGCTAGCAATAGAGTCTTTAACACTTTGGCCCTGGAGCGTCCATGTGCCAACGATACTATGGTAGTAACTTTAAGCGATACCACAATACTACAAGACACAATTTTTGATTATAAGCGCGACACGATTAACAATGTTATAACATTAACCGAGAAAGGCAAGACGATTGTCAAGACTATTAAGGTTGTAGACATTAAGACCGCGTATGTGCAAGATATGCGCATGGTAGCGATTCTAAGCGATAGCGTGCGATTCTACAAGCTTTTATATCAAGCCGAACATAAGTACAAGCAAAAGGCCGAGAGCCGTTTTTGGTGGCTTATAATCGGGGTAGTGGGTATATTCATTTTAAAACGTTATGTATGGTCATTTCTCAACACGTTACCTTAGGCGAACTAATTAGATCCGAAACGGCAAAGCGCAACGGCATATCTAACATGCCAACGCCGGAGCATATTGAAAATTTAAAGGCATTGTGCGAGCATATCTTTGAGCCTATCCGCGCCGAGTTTCGCGTGCCTATTTATATAAGCAGCGGTTATAGATCCAAGGCTTTGAATAATATAGTAAAAGGCAGCGCTACAAGTCAGCATTGCAAAGGCGAAGCGCTTGACCTAGACATGGACGCACATAGTCACGCCATTACCAATAAAGATATATTTGACTTTATTGTAGCAAAGCTACCATTTGACCAGGTGATTAATGAGTTTAACTATTCCTGGATACATGTTAGCTATAAAAAGAACGGCCCACAAAGAGGTCAAATCTTGCGAGCCGTTAAGAATAATAGCGGGGGAACTATTTACTTATAGTGTGTAAAATGGTAGCGTGATTCCTACCTAAATATCTTGAAATTTCAGTAGGTCGGTAGCCGTTTAAGTAAGCATTTTTTACATAAGCGTCGCGTTGGTCAACAATCTCTTGCAAGCGTCTACGTTGGCTTATGTACTTAAAAGACGTGTTATTATCAATAAAGTATTTTTCGCTCCATACATCAATCGTAACATTTGGCTTTTTAGCCCTTGTCAATACTCGGTCAACGTGAACTATCTTTTCTACAAATACTGGTTGTAGTCTAGGCTCAAGCATGGCCTCAATTCTTTTTAGTGCGTGTTCGTCGCAGCCGGTGTAAAGTTTAATATATTTAAGAATTTCCTTCATTGTTAATTTTTACCTCGTTAAACAATCCAAGCAATTCGCTTGCTTCTACCCAGCTTTTAAAAGCCTTAAAACTATCTTCGTCGTTTTGCAATAAATGCGTAAGCTTGCCTACAATATCAATTTTTTCTATGATTGTTAGGTCTTGCCATTGTTGATGATTTGCCATAATTAAAACATTTTTTCTAAGATGATTATTAAATGATTGTATGTAGTGAATTGCCTTCTAAGTACTTTGCAAAAAATAAAATTTTCTTGCGTGTCTACTTTAAATTCCATAACGTCGCCAACCATAGGAGGTATGTCCGTTGGGTGTTCTAAGTGCGTGCAATTACTATCTGCATCGTAAAGCTGGTAATTTATTTTAGTCATAATTTTAGTTTTAGCGACCTTGCCAAGTAGTAGCGTTGCCGCTTATACCGCCTTCGGTCTTATGGTTATTTAATATTTTTTCGTCGTTTGCTTCGTCCTCTTCGTCTTCCCAGTCGCAATGATCGCGACACTCCGGACAAATATCAATTTCGGGCATACGGCTATAAGCGCCGCAACAAGTAGAGTAAGCCATGGTTATAAGTTTTTTAATTTAGATAAAAGGGTTGCAGTTAAATACAACGTGATTGCTAGTGGGATTGACACTACTATAAAGTATGTCAGTTCGTAAATAAAAATTAAATAATTTTTCATAAGTTTTGCATTATGGCGGTTACTAATAGCGCAAAGCATACGATAATAAACGCATACATAGGCTTGATACTTTCTTGAGCGTAACGCTCGTTGGCTTTTTGTTGTGGACTTTTTAACTTGTTCATGTTATTGGTTTTGATTATGAAATCAAAGCTATAACAAACAATTGTAATAAAAAAATATTTTTAATATATTTTTTTAAAATGACTTAAAGTAAAGTCTTTTTTGTTTTGTACCATACCAAAAATACGCTCTTCAATGCCGCCCGCAGTAAATATCCAGTAGACTTTAGACGCCTCGGTGCGGTCTTTGGTTTGCATCCTGGCTCTTGATTGCCAATAACTTACGGCCGAAAAATCTATATTATACATAACTAAGGCCTCGGCGGTGCTTAAGTTTATACCCTCCCGCCCGCTTTGTATTTGACTTATAAAGACTGCGTCGCCCGATGCCTCGTTAAAAGCCATAGGATCCTCAATAATACGGCCCGCAAAGTGTACCCTTAGCTGCATACCCTCGGCAATATACTTATAAAATATAGCTATCTTTTGCCCTTTAAAACGCTCTTTAATAAACTTAGCCTTTGTATCGTCAAACATGATAGCGTTGCCATCTTCGGTCTTAACCGATCCGCTACAAATTTGGTGTATCTTTTGCATTTCCTTAACCGATGTATCCGCCAGGATAACTTGCCCGTCCTTGGTTTTAAATAGCTTATCTTTTTTAATCTTGTCTACGGCCCACTTAACCTTGTCCGACATAGGTACGTAAAGTATAACCTCTTGAACTAAAGACTCAAAGCCGGCCTCTTGTTGTGTATAGGTAAGCATTAAATGCTGGATGTCACTTTGGATGCGCTCTTGCTTTACATGCGTATAGTCCGGCACTTGCATATTATATAAGAACTTTGTCTTAGGAATGCCGTACTCTTTATGCCAGGCGTAAAAGTTTTTAAATTCTACAAACGGACTAAAGCTACTTATAAAAAATTGATGGTAAAACTGCGCGTATGTTTCGGGCGATGGCGTGCCGCTTAAGTAAACTACCGGCTTGCCTATGCATATCTTTTTTAAATCCGTTACCCGATTGCTCGGCTTTGGAAATTGTCCTAAAGCGTGCGCTTCGTCAACTATAATAAAATCGTACTGGTGTTCAATCTTATGTAAGCTTTCATAGTTTATAACAAGTAAATCGTATAAACAATTAGACTGCTTAAAATCATCTTCAATGCTGCTAATAGCTTTTTTCTTTGTAATAAATAAAACCTTTTTAGCGCCATATAAACTAGCAATATGCAAGCTTGTTATAGTCTTACCAGTACGTACTTGCATCGCCAAATATACTAGCTTAAATTCCTTAAGTATATTTATGGCTTTCTCCGCAATGTCAACTTGGTAGTCTCTTAGTTGCATGAATTTTTCTAATTTTATTTGACTTATATGGGATAAATATGTATCAAAAAGTGCGTTTTTTGAAACTTTTGACACTTATTCGTACGAATATATGTTACTTTAATACATAAAAAGGTAACAACAAGAGTTTATAATTTCCGTAATTGTCGCAGTATTGCTACGTAATTTGTCAAGTTTTACCTTTACTTTATGCGTATTTATCCGTATTTATACGCATATTGATACGATAAAAGATAAGGCCGGCATACCCGTAATTACTAAAACTTTTTACCGGCCTTTTGCCTAATCATATTTAATTGGTCAAAGGCAATCCAATGTTATATTAAGCCGTCTTGTAGCGGCTCGTCCTCTTTTTGATCCACACGCCTATAACCCTCCCTCCATAAAATGCGCGTAAGCATAACGGAGTTTTTAACTATGGTAGCCTCCGAGTTGCGCGGATATTGTAAGTGCAAAATTTCATGTATTAAAATCTCAAGGTGCTTTTTACCCTTTAGACGTTCATCAATTTCAATAACACCATCGCTACTGGCAAGGCCATGCGCTTGTTCTCTACCCAGCTTGCGATATATTATTTTAATCTTAAGCATCCTTTTTTAATTCTATTTCGTCAAGCCTATCTATTTGGTCACTAGGTGTAAATATGATTTGACCGCCGCGCACCTTAGCAAGATAACGTCTTATTTCAATTTCAATACTATGCACCTCGGCTAGCTTATTAGTAAGCCAGGTTTCTTGTTCGGATATTTTCATTTTGTTAAATAACTTTGGTAGTCTCATACTCTAGTTGAATTAATAGGTCAATGTAATGCTTTGCTTTTTTTAAATCTTCTATGCCGTTTTTATTTTTATGTCGCATAACATACTTAATAATATTTCCCTCAATAAAAGGAATACTATTTGTGTGTATAAATTCGGTAGGTTGTATTTTATAAATCTTATAATGATCGCCACCTACTTGTCCGTCTTGCGGTGATGCTTCCCACACGTCTTGCATTTGTAAATTATTTTAATGGTTCCGCTTGCTAAAATTTGTCTGCTATGTTTTTGTATATCATCCGATCCACACTCCGGACATGTGCCTTTATATTGACCAAAGATAACGCCAAAGTGCGTCTTAGCCGGTATGTGATTATTTAAAAGCTTATGCACTTTCTCTAAAAGTATTACGTCCATCTTGCAATACTTAACCATTTTGTCTAAAGCCTTTTGGTCGTTATGCAAGGCGATGTCTTTCCATAAATCAAATTCGGTTTTAATCTTTTGTCCGATACCTAAGTACTGCGCGATATAATTAAGCTTGTTACTATTAAACTTAAACTTACTGCGTGCAACCTTTAGCGTGTCAATCGTTGTATAACTTGGAAACATATCAATACCATGAAACAAACAACGAGTGCGCACCCAGGCAAGGTCAAACTTATCGCCGTTGTGTCCTATTGTTTCGTCGGCGGTGTTTAAGACTTTAATAAATTCAACAAGCATTTTTTTATCGTTCTGCTTACTATCCCAGGTTAACGAGTGCGTTTCTTTTTCATCTTCCCACTTATAGCAAATGCAAATAATAGCACGCTCTTTGATAATATTTTGCGGCCCGATATTTAATTTAAAACCACTTTGCCAAAAGAAACCGATATTCGCACTGGTTTCAATGTCAAAATATAATCGTTTTCTTTTGGTTGTCATGGTATAAAGTTATTACTTTTTATGAGAAAGTTGGTAACTAAATTCTTTTGGCTTGTCGCCTTCATGTTCGGCATGCCATAATTGTTGGACGGCTTGAAATAAAGACCATTGTTTTGAGGTATCCATTTCCGTAACCATTTGCCATCCTGGGCCTTGTATTACACCGCCTTTGCCAAAAGTCCTGGTTTTAGCATTAAGCCATAAGATAGCCACGCCGTCAATGTCCGGCATACCGGAGCCATGCTTTACGCTTGCGTTATATAATTCGCGATAAGCTGCCAACTGCAACCAATAGCTATTATAGATGCCGTTGCTTGTCTTGATGTCAAGCACGTAACTCTTACCATCAATAGTACAAACGCGGTCAATAGTGCCGGCAAAGCCTAAGCCACCGCCTATAAAGGTTTGCTCAATTAAGTGATGCTCCGGCTTATGGTTAGTGCTGAATTCTACGTAACGCTCAAACATAGACCATTCGTCAAGACTATATTTAGGCTTGCCGTATTCGTCAAGCAAAGTACATTCAATGCCTTGGTCATAGTCTTCGGTAAGTTGATGCACCGCAGATCCGCGCTTGCCGGCTGCGTCTCTAATTTCGTCGGCTTTAGATCCTACCTCCTTCATCCACATAATTAACTGCGCCGGCTTTGGGTATGCCTCAAGCAATGTAGTTGCGCTAGGAAAATAGTTGCCGTTTTCGTCCGTATAAAAACGGCCGTCTTTAAAAGTAAGCTGGTTAGATACTAGGTTTTTGATTAACATATAATTTCTTTTATGGTGATTTCCTCGGTTTTTTCTTTGCCTCCGTGTGACGCTATTTGGTTTGCTACCTCTTCGGCTTTCTCTAAGGTGTCAAAGCCTTGTATAAACTTGCCGTCAATACGAATAAAGTATCGCGTCTCATTGTGTAGTAAATTAGTTTCACTGGTAATTTTTATAACT